AACGGTCTTATGAAGAAACAGTAAAGAGAGGGTCTGCAAAGCGAAAGAACGTTGTTTTTGACAATGCTGATTGCTCAAAATGGGGACCATCAATGTTGCCTCACATCTTCTATCTAACACTATCTTTGAAGATGAGAAAAGGATCAGAATCTGTTCTTCTCAAAAACTGTTTGAAGCAATTCACCAACAAAGTTTTCAAGGTACCTGACAATTTAGCTGCACAGATCATCTCAGAAGAAAAGCTTGCTGAAAAAGAAGAGAGTTGTGAGAAGGAAGGAAAGGATAAGAACAACTGGCTTAGAGTGATGAGAAAGCTGATAGATGCTGAAAAAGAAGGTTTTGTGAGCTTAGACAATTCATTCATCTATTGTCCAGAAGGAATGTTTCAAGGGATACTTGGAAATGCGAGCAGTGATCTTGCAGCAATAACAATGAGAATGTCAAATGAGATGCAGAGGCGTCTTCTACCAGATTTGAACCTTCAACATAAATCTCATGTGACATCAGATGACTCTATACAGATGGTTGTTTTTGAATTTGCAGGTGATAGAGCTGGAGAACATTCAGAAGTCAATCTCGGGAATAACATGAGTGTTAATCAAGTGGTTAGGAACATTCAGTACATACACAAATATGTTACAAGCTCTCATGGAATCAAGAGAAATGATGAAAAGTCTGTGTGGTCTAAGTATATATGTGAATTCAACTCAATATTCAAGACAAAGACAGGAACATACATACCAGACATCAAATCAAGAATGTCTTACATAGATTTCTCTCATGAGTATGAAATGTATGCATCTGCTGTCCGATGTCAGTCAATGTCACAAGAATATCTCAGAAAGGAAGGATCAATAATGGGAGCTTTTTGGGTTCAGATTCTAAACACATCACTGCACATCACACAACACCAATTGAGAAAAAGTCTTCACAGTCTTGAATTTGACATTTACAAATCTCCTTTAGAGATTGGAGGAATAATCAGGGTTGATCCACTCAGGTACTGTGATAAGCATAAACTGGCATCTCTTATTGAGAATTATAATCTGGATGGTTCATCTTTGTCAGCTATGTCAGTTCTCTCAACTCTTGATGAAATAGATGTCACACTCATAGCTCTTGATCCTGAGTTTGATATGAAGAGCAGAGTTCCAAAATACACAAGAAGTTCAGCTGTTTTCATAATGAAAAGAGATTCAAAGAGGATGAGACACATTCGAGAAGCTGTTATGTCACTGCCTATTGAATTCTTCGCTTCTCTCAGATACACAAAAGGAACTTGTCCAATGCTTGTTGGTCTGATGTCAAGTTTCAAAAGAGAAGAAGCTAACTCAGTTTCAGACTCATCTTTTGAGAGATTCTGCACAGCTCAGCTTTCCCTTGACAGACCAGGAATATA